TCCGCCATGCCTTGAATGTTCGATGTTCATGCTATCCTCCATCAGTTCCGGGCTGTCACGGTCAGGCTGGTATAGCCAGCCGTCTTCTTCTGGTTCGCTGCGCAGAACCGCTCGAAAGCAGCATCGCCCAAAAGCTCCTTAAGCTTGGCAGCGATTGCCTTGGGGTCTGCCGACCAGCGGTCTTCAACCTTGCTGACAGTGGCGCTGAACAGCTCCCCGTCATGCTTGCCAGCGCCGCGCTTCTTGATGTCAGCGGAGAGCTTGTCGGCAAGCTTGGTCAGGTCCGCGATCTGCGCCTTGATCTCGCCAAGCTGGTCAATGTCGATCAGGTTCGTTTTGTTGAATATTACGGTATGCATGATGTCGTGCCTTTCTATAAAGATTGTATAGGTTTGGTAGGTATCGAGGCTGTCGAATAAGCCTGACATATTGTCAGGTTTTAGCGGTGGAAGTCGTGCGTTTGAGGTATTATGATACCTCCCCACGTACCTTGGCGATGACAGTACGGGCTGCGTCCATGTTCTCTCCCGTCATGCCAGTGCCCTCAAAAATCTCCACCAAAACAGCCAGCGCGCTGGGATCTGTTACCCTCTTGGCGATGGCGATTGCGTCTCCTGCCTCTTCGACAATCCCCTTAAACGCCTCGGTGATCTCATCCGAATGACCAACGATTTTGCTGTAGTGGTGGGCGATTGCCTCAATGCGCTTCAGTGCCGCTAAGATTTCATTGTCCATGATACTTGCTCCTTACTCATTCTAGATAGGGCTTCCTGCCCTAATGCACAAGAGGTAAAAGTGGTATAATAATACCGTCACGCTGCCAGCGCCTCTTCCTCTTCGGCGCTGGCAAGCAGGAACTCTGCGGCCTTCTTCGCTTGGCTGGAAGCGGTGAAGATGGCGCGCTTGTCGCCCTTCAGGACCTTGAGCCAAGAGCCCACATAGCGGTCGTGCTGGAGCCCTTCGAGCGGGATGCCGGTCTGGGCGCAGACGAAGGCGCTGCCGATCTCAGCGACCAGTTCCTCAAAGGCGTAGGCATCGTCGCCAAAGCGCTTGCCAAATTGACGGTCGCAGCGCGACTGATGGCCGGTCCAGTGAACGAGCTCATGGGCGAGGGTGCCAGCGTATGCGTCCGCGCTCTCGAAGGCATCCGCGCTGGGCATGGTGATGCTGTCGAAGGTGGGCGAGTAGCAAGCGCTGGTGCCGCCATGGATCACCCGGGCACCGACCTGAGCAGCCAGCACGTTGATGTTGGTGTTGCCACGGGTGACAGGCGCGGGTGCCTTGAGCTTGGCTTCGTCGATGCCCTCGCACTGATCGACGGCGAACACCGTGTACCCCTTGGCGAACGGCACGACCTTTTCCTCGCCGGTCTCAGCGTCCTTGACCTTGGGGAATGACCAGAACACGATGGCCGTGCCCTTCTCGCCCTTGCGGACGCTGCCGCCTAATTCCTTGGCCTGCTTGAAGGTGAGCCAGCCGCCCTCGCCCAGCACCAGCCAGTTGATGCCGTTGTACGGGCGACCGGTGGCGGCATTGTACGGGCCGACCGCGCCGCACTTGTTTGCGGCCCAAGGCTTGAGCCAAGGCGCGGTGCCCTGCTCTAATGAGGCGACGATGCGGTCGGTGACCTGCTGGTAGATGTCGTTGGTGGTGGTCATGGTAGTTGCTCCTTGCTTGTCTGATTAATAACCGTGGTTGATGGCGAAGGCTTCGATCTTGGCGATGGTCGATGCGGGCACCGACAGCGACTTCTCGCAGTTGCTGTCCCAGAGGCAGCCCTCAGCGTCGAGCGCTGCCAGCGATGCGGTGAAGCGGCCCTTCTCAACATCGCAGTAGGTCTGGCCGCAATCGCTGTACACTTCGACGCTGTAGCCGTTGATGGTGGTCTTGATGGTCATGTCAGTAGCTCCTTGCTTGGTTGATGCCCCCTTATAATAGGGGGCCTCGCCCTAGTCTAGATAAATCGTACATGAGGAAATCTGATTAATAGGCTAGGGCTGATCGCCCTAATCGATTAGTCGTATAGCTTGCGTCCTACGCGCTTTTCCATGAGCGCCTTGGTTTCTTCGAGCGATAGGCCGTCAGCAACTAAGCGCCATGTCTTGCGCATCCCGCCGCGAACGCGCCCGTCATAGTTCTCGCAGAGCTTGTAGACCGTGTATCCCGTGTTCGACTTTCCGGGCGCGTAGATCACGCCCTTGGCAGACTTGCATGCTTGGCTGGTGTATATGGTCATGGCCTTGATCCTCTCAAAGGAAGTCGATGGTGTAGTAGTTCAGGTTGTCGCCCCACTTCGGCGCGACCCAATTGAACCGGATGCGGACGATGCAGCGGTTGGGGTAGACATCCCCGTCCTGCTTGCTGAAGAGCTCTTCACCGTTCACGCATGAGATGTAGCGGGTGAAGCCGTCAGCGATCAGGTCGGCCTGTGCTGCTTCATGGGTCTTGTAGCTGCTCTGCATTTGGGTCACTCCCCGTTGGTTGATGCCTCCTTATAATAGGGCGCTTTGCCCTAGTCCACATCTAATCGTCACCATAATGAGGGTAATATGCCCTAATGATACTGCCATTATGGTTGCTGTTTATTGTTGACCGGTAGGGCGTGATGCCCTAGGTGTTGGGTGTCAACAAGGAGCAAGTGACATGCAGGTATTATTAGAACGCAAGTGCACCGCGACCCACCGCTGGCATACCGTTGCCCGCTTCGAGCTCGGCATCGATGCGCTCGACGCAGCCATGGCCCTCAGCAAGCTGGACGGTGGTGAGTATCGGGTGTTCGATGACCGCTATCCTGATGAGGGTGAGCCGCTGATCACGGTCTATGCCGCAGGGGAGTTCGTATCATGAGCGGGCTGCGCTACACCGTCAGCATCCAGTGCATCGTCACCCCGGGCGACTGGGATGACCTCGCCGCCTTCCGCTGGTTCGCGGATGCCCGCGCCCATGCGCTGCGCACCACCAAGGGCGACAAGCTCAACCGCTTCGTCCGCATCAGCTTCGCGGACGGGCGTGAGTCGCTCTACTTCCGTGGCGGTGTCTCAGCCGATCACCTGTTCGAGGAAGCAGCCTGACCGCGCACGGGCGTGGGGCCAGCCGCCCCGCGCCCCACCGCGCCCGCGCCCCGTGGGCGCTGCGCGCCCGCGCCCGTCAGCCGACAGGCTGACAAGCAAACCAGTACGTCTGCCGAAGGCAGTCTGCTATTCTGTGGTGTGAGACTGTTTTATTACAACAAGACACCCCTATACACCCCTTTCCTGTGGGATTTGGTACCATATGGGGGTTACATTCTGCCGACCCGCAATACGCCACCAAAAACCGCACCCACAAAAGCGCACATGCGTTTTAGCGAAATGGCATATGCGCTTTAAGCGGTGCGACTGAACGCCAACGGACTTGCGCGGACCACCGCGAACAGCTACAAGCGGGGCGTCAACAAGTTTGCTCCTTGCTGATTTAGGCGGTCCGCTCTCACTGGCGGGCCGCCTTTTCTCTGCCAACAGACTGGCCCACAGGGAAACACCCCCACCCCCTCTTGCTAAATAAATGGCCGGGGGGTATTTACCAAAAAGGACGACGCCCCTGAGGCGCTGTCTGGGGTGGTTCTCGTTTCAGGGAAGTTATGGGTGCCACCCCAGACATCCACGCCGGATTAGCTCAGTTGGTAGTAGCAGTGGTTTTGTAAACCGAAGGTCGTGGGTTCGAGTCCTACATCCGGCACCACATCTTGCAGCCGACGATAAGTATTTATATAACCGACATTGGGCGCGTAGCTTCGGTGCGATAACTGGGGCTTGCTTGCAAGGCGTGTCTTATGGCGGGGCCGTGGCGTGATCCACTGCGGCTTAAACAAGATGGAGACAACTCCGCCCGCCACAACGCCACCTTGCCCGAATTGCCTAAATGCACTAGATTGGCCCAATCTTATTTGATTTGGGTATTATTGATGGCCAAGCGTCCAACGACATTGATGGTGCGAAAGAACGCAGCGCGGGCCAAGAAAAAGGCGCATAGCCCGCTGCCTGAGGGTGCGGAGCCGATCAACGACACCCCGGAAAAGCTGGATACTGACAAGCAGGTCATGCAGCTTCCGACTGGCCAGAGCGAGACTGAGTATACGGTCTCGCCGTTTCGTGCGCTGCTGGCGGATCGGGGCAAGACAATCAAGACTGGCGCGCATGTTCCAACGGCCAAGAGCCGTCAGGGCGTGATGTATGCGGCTGGGCTGGGCCTCAGCCAAGAGGCGACTGCCAAGGTCATTGGGATCAGCCTTGAGACGCTTCGCAGCCATTATGCGGAAGAACTGGAATCGGCGCGTCATGTAATGATGTCCGACATCCAGACTAATCTTTACAATATTGCGCGCAACGAAAAGCACAAGAACACGGTTCAGGCTGGTATCTTTCTGCTGAGCAAGCTTGGCGGGGAAGAGTACAAGGAGAAGAAGTCTGTCGAGCTTACTGGCCCTGACGGTAAGCCGCTTCAGATTGACCACCAGACGAGGACGATTGACCCGAGCCTTCTTAATCCGGAGCAGCGCGATGCACTGCGTGAGATTATTGATAGCGC